AGATCTTCGACACAGCCAAGCGCACTGCATGGCTTGAGATGAAGTCTGGTGATGACGCTGTTGCCAAAGAAGTACAGAAAGCTGCCCTCACACAACTTGCAGGTCAACGCCGCAAAGGCGGTTCTAACGAAGAAGCAAACGCTATTCTACAAATGCGGAATAAGTAATGGCAACCACTCAGAATACCTACACAGGGAACGGTTCTACCGTTCTCTTTTCTTTTACCTTCCCATATCTTGAGACTACCGACATCAAGGTTTCCTTGAACGGTACGGTTACAACTGCATATACCCTTGCCAACGCCACAACGATTCAGTTCAACACAGCACCTGCTGTTGGAGCTGCGATCCGTATTTATCGGCAGACTGACGACAGTAATCTTCAGTCTACTTTCTATCCTGGTTCTGCTATCCGCTCTCAGGATCTGAATGATAACTTTACTCAGAACCTGTACGTTACTCAGGAAGTTAATAACGTCTCTGCTGCTGCAACAGCTTCTGCTGCTTCTGCTGTAACCACAGCTAATACAGCACTCAGTAGCGCCAATACAGCCGTCTCGACAGCCAATGCTGCTAATGCTACGGCTAATACGGCATCCAGTAACGCCTCGACTGCTGTAACGACTGCTAATACTGCTTCTACTACAGCCACAACTGCGTCTACCAACGCCTCCAACGCTGTAACGACAGCCAACACGGCTCTGTCAACCGCTAACGCAGCAACCACCACAGCCAATAATGCGGCGTCTAGTGCATCGTCTGCTGTCTCTACAGCCAATACAGCGTCTACTAACGCTACAGCTGCTGTAACCACGGCTAACGCTGCTCAGAGTGCAGCCACCAGTGCTGTGTCTACGGCTAATTCAGCTGTGTCTACAGCTAATGCTGCCAATGCTACGGCAGCTGGGGCTGTTACTACCGCCAACACCGCTGCAACCAACGCAGCAACAGCCATTACAACGGCGAACACAGCAGATATTAAGGCAGATGCAGCTATTGCAGCTGTGGCTAGTAGTGTCAACTATGTGGCAATTGCTAACGTAGCTGCCATTCCCGTTGGCCCGGCTAATAACACCTACATTGAAGTACAAGATACGACCGGTTTGGAGAGCTTCTCTCCGATGTCTGGTCGTCCAGTGAGCTTCGTTGGAGATAGTGGTCTTAAGGCACGTCTTCGGTTTACTACATCCGGTAGCACCTGGGTGTGGATTGACTACCAAGCTACTGATCAAGATGGTCGGTATCTGAAGAAAGCTGGCGGCACCATGACTGGCAACCTAACGCTTGCTGGTGCTCCATCTTCAAACCTTCATGCAGCCACTAAGGCCTATGTGGATGCCGCTGATGCAACACTGACAAGTGCAGCAGCTGCAGCCCAGTCCACGGCTAACACAGGCGTTGCAAACGCGGCGACTGCTCAAAGCACCGCTAACACTGCAGTGTCTGATGCAGCTGCTGCTCAAGCAACTGCCACTGCTGCCCTGCCTAAAGCTGGCGGGACGATGACCGGAAACATCACGTTTGCCGGTGGTCAGACCTTTCCAACCGCTGGTATTACTTCTGCTACTACGTCTACTGCAGGTGTTGTACAACTCAGTGATGCAACCAACTCCAGTAGCAGCACCACAGCAGCCACCAGTGCCGCTTTAAAGGCTGTTCAGGACTTTGCTCAGGTAGTGAGCACTACAGCTAATGCGGCAATGCCTAAGGCTGGAGGCACCTTTACTGGAGCTGTAACGTTAAATAGCACCGCCAACATTGCAGGCAACCTGACCGTCGACACCAACACGCTATACGTCGACGCCACGAATAACCGCGTAGGGATTGGCACTACTAGCCCTGCCGATTCATTGCATCTTGGTGGTACCAATCAGCAAATCAGAATTGACGGCGGAGGTGGGCCTGCATATTTGGGAACATTTAATGGTGTAACCAATCTATCCGTCAACCGCAGAACAAGTGATGGGGCAATAATTACCGCAGCTCAGTCTGCAGGTTATATAAACATAGACGGATCGGGCGCTGGAAGCACCGTTCAATTTCACACCGCTAGTGCCGTCAATACGCAGCCTGCCGAACGCGCCCGCATCGACAGCTCCGGCAGGCTCTTAGTTGGCACGTCTACTAGTTCTGAGAATGCCACTTCTGTTTTTCAAGGGTCCTCCAGTGGCTCAACACAAAGATCTCAACTAATTCTTGCTTTAGGTGCAAGCAATCCTGCCAATAATGCGACGCTTGGAATTTGTTCTTTTAGTGATTCAGGACATAAGCCAGCAGCTTGGGTTTTTGCAGCAAGAGATGGAGGTACTTGGAACTCTGGATCTAGCCAGCCTTCAAGATTAGTGTTCTCCACTACTGCCGACGGAGCGAGCAGCCCGACGGAGCGGATGAGTATCAAAGCAGATGGTACCTTCTTAATAAATAAAACAGTCTCCACTATTAACACTCCAGGCGTATACCTTGATTGCGTCAATGTAAGCTCAAGCCACTTCACTCAATCTAATGCACCTCCTGTTCTATTTAATCGAACTACAAATGACGGCAGCATAGTAGAGCTTCGCCAAGACGGTACGACAGAGGGTACCATCTCCGTCTCCGGCACTACCGTCAGCTACAACGGTGCTCACCTTTCCCGCTGGTCTCAACTTCCCGGTGGTGCTGAACGCGAAGATATCCTGCGCGGCACCGTCCTGAGCAACATCGACGAGATGTGCGACTGGGGCGAGGAAGACAACGAACAGCTCAACCGCATGAAGGTGAGCGATATTGAAGGTGATCCGAATGTGGCTGGCGTGTTCCAAGCTTGGGACGATGACGACGACACCTACACTGACGACTTCTATTGCGCGATGACGGGTGATTTCATCATCCGCATTTCAGCCGGTATCCCAGTGCATCGTGGGCAACTGCTGATGTCCGCTGGTGATGGCACTGCCAAGCCTCAAGACGATGACATCGTTCGTAGCAAGACCATCGCCAAAGTGACTTCTAACCACATCACCTGCACCTATGACGACGGTAGCTATTGCGTACCCTGTGTGCTGATGGCTTGCTGAGTAGTCCTACTCACTAAACCATTTTGGTGACATCAACAAAATGGTCGAACCTTCTGGAGTTTCCGGATAGTTCGCCCAGCCCCGCAAGTCACCTTCACTAATCCGTTTATGGGTCCAACTACTCCCGGTTGGCTCTTTCTTCTTACTATATCAATACAACCTTGCACATGTCTACCACATTCTCTTGGAACGTTGCCAACCTTGAGCGCACCCTTGCTACAGGTGAGGTCAATACGGTCCATTATACCGTGACGGCTAAAGACGATGCCTACAGTTCGGGTGCATATGGATCGCTTGGTCTAGACCCTGCAGAGCCTGAGTCGATGGTTCCGTTTGCTGATCTTGACGAATTCACTGTTGCAAGTTGGGTGGCCAACAAGCTTGGCCCCGAAAAGGTACAAGAGATTCAAGACGCACTCCAAAAGCAACTGGATCTACAGCGCACTCCTGTGACTGGTTCTGGAGTTCCTTGGAATACACAACCTACCGTCTAAGGTAACTAACCATGCTTACGATCTTCGGGGTCAAGGTTTCTTATGAGACCTTGGCCTTTTTTACTTTGTTTATCGCTTCTGAATACCTCGGTTTAACTAAGAAGCGTCGTTCCAACAGCGTCACCCAAGCCATCTCTATGGCTGCTGCTTACTTCAGCAAGCACCGTACTGAAGACGATAAGATCCGTCGCCTGCGTCGGGCTTTCACACGGAAGTAGGCCAATGGTTCTACTACCTGTCAAGCAATACTACGCCCAGACGGACTCTGCCACCAGGCACGGAGATCGCATGTGTTTTTCATCGACTTGTGCGATGGTCATCAAGTATCTCCGTCCTGAAGCTCTGCTTGGTAGTAACGCTGACGATGATTACCTCCGTACCGTCCTGAAGTACGGAGACACAACTGAATACACTGCTCACATTAAAGCTTGTAAGGATTACGGTGTTACCGCTACCTTCTACAAGAACGGTACCAAGCAAGCCCTTCTAAGCGAACTGAAGAACGGCTACCCCACAGCCACAGGAATCCTTCACCGAGGTCACGCCTCCGCTCCCCGTGGTGGTGGCCACTGGATGCTTCTCATTGGTGACGAAGGTGGAAAGGGAGTCTTCCACGACCCATACGGTGAGATGGATAATGTCAACGGTGGCTACGTCACTGTTGGCTCAGGTGGTAAAGAAGTTCGATACTCCTGGGTCAACTGGCTAAAGCGTTGGGAAGTAGAAGGTGCTCGTACTGGTTGGTTCATGACCTTCCGAGTTACAGCTACCCCTACTCCTAAGGCTGCTACTGCTAACACCTGGGATGGTGTCAAAGCTGCTGCTAAAGCTGCTGGAGCCAAGTTCCCTGAAGTAGTCGCTGCTCAGTGGGCCCTTGAGTCCGGTTACGGTAAACACACCTCCGGTAAGAACAACTACTTCGGCATCAAAGGTGCTAACGGTGAAGGTTCACTTGTCTCCACTACTGAGTTCGTCGGTGGCATGGAGATCAAAACCGATGCCTGGTTTAAGAACTTCCCATCTCTTGATGCCTGCATTACTTACATCGTAGACCGTTGGTACAAAGACTACAATGGCTATAAAGGTGTCAATCGTGCTTCCACACGTGTGGAATGTGCCGACCTGTTGGTGAAGGAAGGATATGCAACTGACCCTATGTACTCCACCAAAATCCAACGTATCTTAAAGGAGCATGATTGAAGCCATCATCACAGGAGTTGTGTCTCTTGTAGTTGGTGTTGGCAGTGGGATCATTACCATTCACGGACGTTCAAATTCACGCATGGATCAAATCGATAAACGCATCGATGGTGTCGAATTACGTCTTGCAGAAAAATACGTTCCCCGCCAAGAACTAGCCAACGCTTTACAAAAGATGGAGGATCACATGATCCGCATCGAAAATAAACTTGATCAGATTGTACTGAGAAATGGCTAACACTAAGAAGGCCACTGAGGAGCGGTTTAACCACCTCCATAACATCCTCACCGAAACACTTATTCAACGCCTTGAGTCGGGTGATGCCACACCTTCTGAACTCAAAGCAGCTGCTGACTGGCTTACCAAGAACGACATCTCAGGTGTTGCTTACGAAGGTAACCCGTTGGACAAGCTTGCCAGCATTATGCCAAAGGTTGATCCCGACCTTGTTCGTCAAAGGATGATGCGGTAATGGCAAGAGACTACAAGAAAGAGTATGCAGCACGTGCAGACAAGATTAAAGCTTATCGCCGTGCTCATAAAGCAGATGACGCTGCACGAGCGCGAGCCAGACGCAGCATGGGAAAGATTCCTGCTGGACATGAAGTCGATCATGTCGACGGTAATCCCCAAAACAATGCCAAAGATAACCTACGCATAGTCCCGCGCAAGGTCAATCGTAGGAAAGCTCCTTTTCAGAAAGCTGGTAAAGGATGACACCACTACTGCCTAGCCCTGATCACTACCTCCACAACCTAATAACGATGACAAGCTCTGAGGCAAAGAGGCTACACCGTCGTGCAATTAAAGAATACTTCGATTGTCAATGTGTCTACTGTGGAATAAAACATGAACCTGATGAACTCACTATTGATCACGTCCGTCCTCGTTCTCTTGGCGGACACTCTTTTACGACCAACCTTGTTCCGTCCTGTCGTAAGTGTAATCAGGCTAAAGGCAGTAATAACTGGCTCCAATGGATGAGGGAGACTTTTGGTCCTACCCCTCGTGAGCAGCTAATTCTTTCTCATATTAAGTAACTATGGCTCCTAAGAAACGCCCGTCGATGCTGCAGCGACAGCGTCAACTCCTCAAACAACGCAACCAAGTCAAGAAAGCAGGCTCTACCCAGCTTCCACCAAAGGGTGGTACTAGCGCAGGTTCTCCCAAAGCAGGAGCCCAACGACTTGCAACTGCTGTTAAGCAAAAGGTTCAGCAGGATGTGACCGTAACACGGGCTCTTGCTGACAATATGCGCCGCAACAACGAGCGTGATGCCCGTCAGATTAAGCCGGATCCTAGCCCAAAGGTCCGTTATTCAGGTTCTGGTGGTCCCAACCCTAAGCCTCGTAACCTTCCTCCCGTCACTAAGCCTGTAAAAGGCGGTTCTAGTGGCGTCACCAGTGGCTCTAGTGCAGCAAAAGCTACTCCACCTAACACTATTCGCGCTCCGCAGACCAAAGGAAAGCCTATTCCCAACACCATCAAACAGAACCGTCCTGCACCTCGTGGTGGAGCGTTGGATAAAGCTGGTCCTACTGTTGATGTGAAAGCTAAAGGTAACCCTGTAACGGATCCGTGGAAGGGTTCTGCTACTCGTCCAGCCTCTAGCTCCCAGTCGACTGGTTCAGGTGGGCGTACTCTTAAAGCAGGCCCTGCTCCTCGCAGTGGCCAGAAACCTGATGGTCCTATTGGACCCCGCACCAAACCCTCAGGTGATTCTGCTAACTGGCTGAAGAGCCGTTCTCCTGAAGCTGCTGCAGCTCGTGCTGTTGCTCCAACCAAAGCACTTAAAGCTGCCAAACTTGCTGGTCGTGGTGCATTGCTTGCAGACCTTGCTATTACTGCTAAGTCTGTCTTCAATCCTAAAGATAACATCATCACCAGGGCTAAAGACCTGGGCACTGCTATTGAGAATACTCAAGCAAAGCCTGGGCAGAAGAAAGAGTACGTCAGCCAGAACGATACAGCTAAAAAGGCTAACGCCAAGATTCAAGCTGACAACACTAAGAACAAGCCTAGGACTGCTGAATACAAACGCCCTAAGGCAAACGTTAGTAAGCCGTCCGCTGCACGTTCTGCCACGCAAAAACGTGACTACAAGAAACTTAAAGACTTTGGTTGAATCATGCCTACTAAGAAGCAAAAACGTCTGAACGAAACCTACCGCGCAGCGGACATCAATAAAGTTGGCTCTTCGCTGGCCAATCAAGGCTATTCTAGTCGTAATGGCACCGTCACTTACACCGTTGGTGGTGTGAAGTACGACGCTGCAACTGGCAAACCTGTCAAGAACCAACCCAAACCCAAGCCCAAGCCTAGTCCTGGTCCTACCCAAACTGCCCTTGAGAAGCGTCAACCTGCAACCGGTGGCGGTGGCGGTGGTGGTTCTTCCCGCCCCATGCCTTCTGCTGTGACCTCTGGTTCCAGCTCCTCCTCTAACCGTCCTACACCTCCTGCTAGCAAGCCCAATGTTGGCCCTTTAGCCGATGGTGAGAGCTATGCACGGTCTATTGACCCTAAGAAGTACAACCCTTTAATGCAACGTACCTTCGGCTATCAGACCGGTGATGCCCCTGATCAACGACGGGCTAAGAACGATGCTGTGTCCAACGGCAAAGCTTCTAAAGCCGAGTACAACGTCAGCAACGACGAAGGTAACCGTCGTCTTAAGCCCACCTCTACCCCAGCTAACAGCCCCACCAAAGCCAGTAATCAGACTAAGGAGAACTACTCCTCTAGCTCCATCACTGATTCTAAGGTGAAGATGCCTGACACCAAATACAAGTCAAGCTCTAACAACACCTCGACTGCCTTTAGTGCTGGCTCGTTGAACAAGAAAGCTGAGACCCTTGCAGAAAAGATCCGCAAGCGTCGGATGGGTCAGTAAACCTCCAGCCTTCATAACCTTTTTTATACGCCCCTACAGCACGTTTGTGGGGGCTTTTCTTTACTACAAATGGATTGCCACTATTGTGGCGCTCCAGCAGACACTAAAGATCACATTGTACCAATAGCATACCTGCGTAATAGTAGGCCCCAAGGGTCTCGGTCAGTTGGATGCACTGTTGACTGCTGCCGTGAATGTAATAGTCTGCTGGGCGCTAAGGCCTTATTCTCAGTTGAAGAACGCGCTCACGAAATCGCTGAGTGTCTGACTAGGCGATACAAGAAAGAACTTAAGGCTCCAGTATGGACTGACGACGAGCTGGCTGAACTTATGCCAATACTTAAGAGACAGATTGAGGCTAAACAATTCTTACGTATGGAAGTTCTAGATCGTGTTCGGAACGCTTCAAGTGTAGCCCAGGGGCTCCTAGAACGTGCCTTACCCCTATTTTGTTTATCCGAGCCAGTAATATGAAAAACAAGCCTCTTATAGTCGATCCTGAAAGGAGTAGCCTTTCGTTACTGAGGGATGATTTTAAGCTGTTCCTCCAAGCACTCTGGGATCAGCTTGATCTCCCCTCACCAACCCGTGCTCAGTACGCCATTGCTGACTACCTTCAACTCGGACCTAAACGACTACAGATTCAAGCCTTTCGTGGTGTCGGTAAGTCTTGGATTACTGGGGCCTTTGTGTTGTGGACACTCTTCAAAGACCCAGAGAAGAAGATCATGATCATCTCCGCTTCAAAAGAGCGAGCAGATAACATGTCCATCTTTCTTCAGAAGCTGATCATCGAGACACCCTGGCTAGTACATCTAAGACCGAAGTCGGATGAAGCCCGGTGGTCACGGATTAGCTTTGATGTGAACTGTTCTCCGCACCAAGCACCGTCTGTAAAGTCAGTGGGCATTACTGGTCAGCTAACTGGTAGCCGTGCTGACCTGATGATTCTGGATGACATCGAAGTTCCCGGTAACTCGATGACTGAGATGATGCGGGAGAAGCTACTGCAGCTTTGTACTGAGGCTGAGTCCATCCTGACACCAAAGAAGGATTCTCGGATCATGTACCTCGGTACACCTCAGACCACCTTCACCATCTACCGCAAGCTTGCAGAACGCAACTACCGCCCCTTTGTCTGGCCTGCACGGTATCCCCGATCTCTTAGCAACTACGAAGGCCTGATCGCCCCACAGCTCCAGGAAGACATCGACCAGGGGGCTGAGTCGTGGACTGTGACCGACCCAGACCGCTTCTCCAACGATGACCTGCTCGAGCGGGAAGCAGCCATGGGACGGAGCAACTTCATGCTTCAGTTCATGCTGGACACCAGCTTGAGTGACGCTGAGAAGTTTCCCCTTAAGTTTGCTGACCTTGTCATCACCTCGGTCAACCCAACCCAAGCACCCGATGCTGTGGTGTGGTGTTCTGACCCACGGAATATTCTTCGAGACCTACCAACCGTTGGTCTACCCGGTGACTACTTCTACTCTCCGATGCAGCTCCAGGGGGAGTGGTCGAACTACACCGAAACCATCTGCTCTGTCGACCCATCTGGTCGAGGTACTGACGAAACAGCAGCTACATACATTTCACAAAAGAATGGCTTTCTCTACGTTCACGAAGTACGAGCGTATCGCGACGGTTATAGCGATAACACACTTCTTGACATCTTGCGTGGCTGTAAGCGTTACAACGTCTCAAAGCTCCTTATCGAAACTAACTTCGGTGATGGCATCGTCGCAGAACTCTTCAAAAAGCACCTGCAACAGACCAAGCAAGCCATAGCTGTGGAGGAGGTCCGGGCCAACGTCCGAAAGGAAGACCGCATCATCGATGCCCTGGAACCCGTGATGAACCAACACCGACTGATCATTGATCGTGGTGTGGTGGAGTGGGACTACAACTCCAACAAAGACGCAGCTCCAGAAGAACGGCTTCTGTACATGCTCTTCTACCAAATGAGTCGCATGTGTCGTGAAAAGGGAGCCATCAGACACGACGACAGATTGGACTCCCTAGCTCAAGGCGTGAAGTACTTCACCGACGCCATGGGTATCTCTGCCTACGAAGCTGTCAAAGCTAAACGCATGGAGGACTGGCAAGACATCCTCAATACTTGGCTTGATGACCCTCAGTCTGCTGCTAACCACCTAGTCCTTGGCTTCGACCTGGAACAACGACAACAAGCACGTGGTATAGACGGTAAGAAAGGGGCTCCAACGTGGGTCTGATGGGCTCTTGAAACCCACTGCGCTGCAACGGATCTGCACATCACCCATGTATAAGGGGGGAAGGGAGGGTGGACCCGACTCCCCGACCGGAAAGGAAGACATCCAAGACAAGCAAGTTGTCTTGTTCATCTTCCTTTCTTTACTGTGAAACGCAAGACAAAGTCTTGGTTACTACTGTAAGAACATCCACTTTACTAACGACACAACTCCCCCACCTCCTGAATCCTGGAATGGTCGTAACCCGTTGATTGAACCGCCAAGGCCAATACGGAGCGACGAACGAAGTGAGGAGTGGAGTCTCAACCATCACTCGTTACTACTCATACTACCTATACTACTGTATGGCTTAGTAGTTAGTAGTAAGTACTTCTCTTCTTAATAACTGTCATTTATTCACCCACCTTATGACCCATTCTGCAAAGCTTGTTCACATCACCCCTAAAGCAGAAGAGCTGATCTCCTACATGGCTAGGGTGTCTAACCCAACCAATCAGAACAACACTGAGACCAGTGATCGTTTGATTCGGTATCTCATCCAACACCAACACTGGTCACCGTTTGAGATGGTGAACATGTGTGTAGAGATTGAGACAACAAGGAGTATTGCAGCTCAGATCCTTAGGCATCGGAGCTTCAGCTTTCAGGAGTTCAGTCAACGGTATGCAGAGGTAACACTCAGAGCCGAGATACCTGAGTTTAGGCGTCAGGATGAGAAGAATAGGCAAAACTCTATTGATGACCTCAGTGAAAGCACACTAAAGGAGGCTGAGATGATTGCAGCTTCAGCATTGGTCAACAGTCAGCGTGCTTATGAGCAGCTGTTACATCTTGGTGTCGCTAAAGAATGTGCTCGTGAGGTCCTGCCTATGGCGACTCCCACTCGGTTGTACATGAATGGGAGTATTCGGTCGTGGTTGCACTACTGTGACTTGAGAACAGACCATGGGACACAGCGAGAACATGCCATGATTGCTGGCATGATCCAGGATATTCTCTATAAAGAGCTTCCAAACGTGTGTGCTGCTATGTGGTCGAAGTAACTCCGGTCTCTAAGATGTGAGCAATCAGGTTGCTGAGGCTTCGTCCTTCAGCTGTACTGCGCTCAATCAACGACTGGTAAGCACTCCAGGGGATGGTGGAGGTCACTCGGACTGGTTTCCTGCGTATTACAGCAGCTTGCGCTGAAAAAACCGACAGTCGTGGTGAGTTCTGCGAGAATCTGGTCATCAGCTCAATCACAAGTTGAGTTGGTCACGGGTCAGGCAGTTAGCCGCTGCGCTGGCCCACCTAAACTACAGCACGGCTGCTGCATTGTTGTCAAGCCGTACCCGGTAAGAAAACGACAAAAATTTCTCTAGCCTTGTATACGGGGCACCAAGGCCGCAATCCCCCCGTGCCGGTATCACTTAGTGGTCCTATGTGTTACCCTTATGTGATGCTGAGGCCGCGTTAGACTCACAATGTAGCGCTCCAGACTGAGCCTGAGCCCGTGGCTGGCCTAGGTGCAGACTGCTGCAGTCGTCTGCAATATAACGCTAACGTTATGTGATGATGGTGCGATCTGTCTGGCCTATGCATATATAGATCGCGCGCGCCTTCCTTTCCTCACCGCTGCAGATCAGCCGCACAGTGTGGCAATCACGCATCTGGCCCAAGGTAGTTGCCTAGGTGGGCAGAATGCTGCATACTTATCCCATCGGCAGACCACCAGCCGCCGAGCACCTAGAAAACCGCATAACAGGCTGCCAGCTGAATAGGTTAGGGATTCTTTCTCTCTTTAAACATGTGCACACAGCACACCACATTAAGGAGTCATCATCATGTCCACCGACAACCTTTCTGTCTGGGGATGCAACTGCTGGGACACTAAGAACAACCGCTATGTTCTGCTGTCCTATGTCAAGGAGACAAAGGCTGAAGCATTCTCTACATGTCGTGAGCTTCATCCTCACTATGACATTGAGTGTGTCTATCAGATTGCAGACTACTGAGCTTCACTGTCAACCTATCCACAAAACAAAGGAGTTACCCAATGGCCAAACCCAAAGGCTACATCATTGACAAGGGCCTATCACCTATTGATGGTAAGCCCTACGTTGCAATCCTTACTGTCAAGTCTACTAACCGTAAGACTGGTGACATGGCGCAAGTCTTTATCTTGCGTGATGACATAAACCCGGTCGAGGCTGTTAACACTGGCGAGGATTATTCTATTTGCGGTAACTGTCCACACCGCAAGGATTCTAACGGCAAGCGCAGCTGTTACGTTAACGTAGGGCAAGGTCCTAACAGTGTGTGGAAAGCATACAAGCGTGGCAGTTACAAACTGCTGTGGCTTGACTCTGAACTAGAGGCTGCTCTTAAAGGCCGCAAGATTAGGTGGGGTGCATATGGTGATCCTGCTATCATCGATCCTAAGACTGTTGCTTACCTAAACTCTCTCGCTATCGGTCACACCGGTTATACTCACCAGTGGCGTGAATCATGGGCGCAAGTCTATAACGGTGTCTTTCAGGCATCATGCGACGGCTTTAATGATTACATGGTCGCATCTGATCATGGCTGGAAATGTTTTGTAGTTGTTAGCAAGAATGCTACACCAACCTATGCAAAACAATGCCCTGCCACTGTTGATAACAGCAAGGCGCAATGCATCACATGTTCTCTGTGTGATGGTGCCAAACGTGACATCTACGTTAACGCACATGGTACGGGGGCAAACTATGTAGTTGCTGCCTAACCTGCCCACTACGCTCTAAGCCTACTAAACACCGATACGACGCCAAGGACTCACCACCATGAAAACCACAGCTGAGATGCAGAAGCGTGTTGACACTATTGACAGACTGCATCAACGCGTAGGAGTTAGCGACAAGCTCTTATTTGAGCGTCGTTCACTTCTTCGCTTGATTCACAACATCCCAGCATCAGTTCAATTGCCACTTGACTGGAAACCTCAGTGAATTACTTCGTCACCTTCGGGAACACCTATGGCCGTGGTGAACGCATCACTGGCCAAGATGTTGTAACCGCTAAGAGTAAGGACCAGGCCCGCACAATGGCTAACGCTATGTGTGCCAGATATGAGTCTGTGCTGTGGATAGATGAGATCCAACCAATGGAAGACAAGGACCTTCTCGACTACGACTCTATCGATGTCATTTAATGCTAACACTGTCTACCCAGCAGTAGACATCAACACCATCGCTAAACAATGCAAGGAGGCTATCAATGCTGACACTAAGTGTTTCATCGTTTTTGATCTATGGGGGCATGTCGAGTCTATTCATTGGAATCGGGATGCGGCTGAACAGAAAACTAATGAACTGAACGTACTCGATCCTGAAGGATACTTCTATCTTCAGGAGCACACTATCGGCTAACAATGTCGATACGATTTCGTACACACCAGTGTGCGTTAGCACGCACCAAGGACTCATTCATTCTTCCACCACCAAACACCATGCTTAAGCTTCTTGCTTCACTGTCTCTGTCTACTCTTGACAAGGTCGTGCTTGATTATATCAAGGCCAATCCTGGTAGTCGTTTGTATGAGATCGACAAGGACACCCTACGTTCACACCACAGCTGGGGTACTAAGCACGTTGTGCAACGTCTGGAAGATGCCAACAAGGTGACCGTCATTCGTACTCGTCACGGTAAGAAGATCGCTCCTAAGTACTACGCCTACGTGTGATACCAACAGGACCCACCATGAAAGCTACACTCTTTGCCTTGGCCTCAATTCTGGTTGCAACACCAGTCCACGGTACACCAGGCTCACCACGTGAAGCTTTCAACTTTAGCGAAGTTGTAGACGCTGTCTCACGTGCTGGCTTCAGTGTTGCTGACAAGGATGCACGATGCAGCTACGTCTATGGTTCAACACTTCCTGAATCCCGTCACTTCATTGTGTGCGTGGACAACCACCGCACTGTAAGTGAGCTCAAGGACACAATTAGGCATGAAGCTGTCCACGTTGCACAAACGTGTAACGGTGGGCCTTTGTATACACCTCAAAGTATCTACGCCAAGGCTAAGGATAGTCAACTCTGGTCGCTTCGTGAGTATCCCAAACATGTTCGTGTGCGGGAGATCGAGGCCCAGGTGTTGGCAGCTAACTCTACTGACCAGGACATTGTACAACTACTTGCACGTTATTGTTGATGGCAAAGAAAGACTATTACCCGAACAACTGGACTGAGTACAAGGATTCACCTGATGACATGTTCATTCCTCATACGTTTGAGGAGTTGATGTCATGGAAGGTGGCCAACTGGGAATTACCTAGCAGTGTGTGCTGTTTGATTCGCGTCACTGATCTCACCACGAAAAAGGTCAAGGAGCACGTGTATCAACAGCGCAATGCTGCACAACGCAAGGTCGCACAGTTAATGACGACAGAGAATGTCGAGTTCACTGTATGCGACCACGAATCGATTCATCACCTTTCTCCTGAAGAGTTCTAACCCTTCAACATCATTATGACCGAATCCACCTTCAACCGCCGCCTGTCCCAGCTGATCGCCCAGGTCCAGGACCACCCCCATCGTGAAGAAATCGTACGACTGGCACTAGAACAGCTGGCGCACGATACTGACACAGTGCTAGAACAAACGTACTAATCGCAAGGAGCGGATGTATTTAAGTTTCGATACGATGTGCCGCATGGACGCATGGTTAACGCCGCGCGCGTTGCATGTCCACTTGGCATGGGTCTATATTGAGATTGACCGACCCCGATGGGTTTCTCATGGATCCACTACGCAGACTAAGAACAGATGACCTGACCTACAAGATGCTGAAAGCCTTCGAGCTGATGCGTCTGATGGATCGGGAAATCCCTGGCCAACTGGTCAGTGCGTTCTTGTATGTCGCCTCCCACAATCCTTGCCACAAGCAAGCCATGGAGGAAGATCTGGACCTGACAACATCATCGGCAAGTCGTTTGACTGACTGGCTATCTGACTATCACAGGTTAGGTAAACCCGGTCTTGGTCTGGTCGTTAAGTACAAGGACCCATCTGACTTTAGAAGGATCTTTGTCAAACTCACTCCCAAGGGAGAACTTCTGGCCCGCCAAATGAAGGAGTTTCTGTATGGCTGACATCAAAACGTGGGGTCAAGCCCTGGACTACACGTTTCAAACCAGACACACGTGGAGGCACGGCAATGGCCGTAAGACAGCCTTAATCAACAGCGGCCATTTTACTCGGCTGCGGGGGCGTTCGTTTCCCCTTCCTCAGATCACCCAACCGGTGCTGGCCCAGGTCTGCATCGAGCTGGAAGAAGAGGGCAAGTCGGATGCCACCATCAACCGCATTGTCTCAGCTGTTTCCACAGTTCTGAATCACTGCGCCTTTGATGGATTGATCAGCCAAGCACCCAAGCTACGCCGTCGCAAAGAGGAGGAGCACAGGCTCACCTACTTCACCAAAGATGAGGTGGAAAGCCTGGTCTACGGGTCTCTGGATCCTTTTGGGCGCCAGGACCTGGCCGATGTGCTGGTGGTCGCGGCCTACACCGGGATGCGTCAAGGTGAGCTGCTCAAGCTGCGCGCTCAGGATGTCGACCTGGGGCAGAACCTGATCCATGTCGGGGGACGGCCTGGGTTCACCACCAAGGCCGGCAACTACCGCAGCATCCCGATCCATGACCGCATCAAGGCCGCCCTCTGCAAACGGCTCGAATGTGTCGGACCTGCCGTCAAACTATTCGGAGACGAATGGTCTGACAAGGAC